CCCCCTTCCCCGTCGCCCTCGCCGGTCTGCGGCGTCCAGCGATCGGGGGCGAAGAAGCCGAGCACGCGGGGGCTCTTGCCGCGCGAGAAGTTGAGCATGACCGGCTGGAGCTTGCCGGCGAAGATCTGCTCGTTGAAGTAGTGCCAGATCCGCTGGAAGGCCTCGGCCTGGGTTAGCGTGGGCGCCTCGGCGGCGCGCTTGGCTTGCTGCTTGGTCATCGGTCCCCTCCCTCGGTTCGGAACCAGCCGCCGTTGCGGTACTCGACGAGGCCCAGCCGCTCCAACGCGCGGAGCTGCTGGCGCACGCTGGCCGGCTGCTCGTCGCCGGCCTTGCCCTCCACCAGGCGCGCGAGCGCGGCCTCGCGCCTGCGCCGAGCTGCGGCTTGCTTGTTGGCCTTGGCCTGGCGGTTCACCGCCGCGCCGATCTGCATCACGTCCTTCATGACCGTCCCCTTTCGTCTTCGTCGAACGCCGGCTCCAGGTCGTATCCCATCGCGTCGTTGTAGGCCGCGACGCCCAGGCCCATGCCGGCCTGCATCGCGTGCTCGCGCAGGCCTTCGTCGTCGTCGTCGGGCGTCCGCGTCCAGTCGGGGTTCCGACGCAGCCGGCGGTCACCGCCCGTGCCTTCGAGCACGACCCACTCGCACGGGATCGGCTTGCCGTCTGCCCACCGAGGGGGCGACGCGAACACGGCCTCGGCCTCCGCGAGCGTGGCGTACTCGTCGCCCGTGATGCAGTCGTCGTTGCCCTCGTCCGGGTGGCTCTGGAAGTAGAGCACCGCGTACGGCTTGTCCTGCCACACTTCGATCTTGACTTTGGCCATCACTTCACCTCTTCAAAGATTTCTAGGAACCGACTGGGGCTCGTGTATTGCTCGTTGACGCGCGGGGCGACCTCGAAGCGCCCGCGCCCGAGGTAGGTGCCGCGCTTGAACAGCGGCTCGGTGTAGCGGTAGACGACGATCGGAGCGCCGCCGATCGTGTGATCGATCCGCAGTACGAGGCAGAACCGCTGCACGCCTTGCACGAGGCGGCGACGCTTCCACCGCGTGCCGGGCTCGATCCTGGCCATCACTTCACCTCCTTCGCGTCCTTGGCGGTGATGCGGTCGAGGTTGAGCTGCCAGGCCGTCACGCGGCCCATGCCGGCAGGGAGCGTGATGCGCAACACGTCGCTCGCGCGAAGCAACCGCGCCAGCGCCTGCTACTCGTCGGCGGCAGGGATCTCGATCTCGACGCGCAGGTGTGCGCAGTCGTGTCGGTGACCGGGTCGTTCGGTGATGTTTCCGAGGGTGAACTTGTATGTGGGCATGCTGTCCTCCTGCGCTGGTGCGCGTCACACGGGCCTGACGTGGCCCGGCTGCTGCCCCCCACCGCTCGGGTCGAGGGGCAGCCGCCGAGCGGCGTCACAGCCCCGTGGCCTCGCGCACGGCGCGAACAACCCCGGCTGCGACCGGCGGGCACACCGCGTTGCCGATGCCCAGCACGGCGTCAGCACGGCTGCTGCGCGGCCACTGGTAGCTGTCGTCAAAGCCCATGGCCCGCGCGTACTCGCGGATCGTCAGCGGGCGGTACTTCGAGCCCCGCACGACGGCCCACTGGTCCTTGGTCGTGATGGTGCGGATCGGCTCGTGCACCGGGACGCCGGGGTGACCCGTGACGTGCTGCACCAGGCAGTCGCGGCCCGAGCGAGCCTGAGCGGACCTGATGCGAGCCTGCGCCCCGGGCGACGCCGCCGTGATGGGGCGCCAGCCGGGCGCCTTGGGGTCGAGGTGCGGCCAGAACGCCGGCTCGGGCACCTCGGGGTCCGCGAGGCGCAAGCGGCCAGCAGCGCTCCCCCTGAGCCCAACAATGAACAGGCGCGTTCGGCGCTGCGGCACGCCCCAGCGGCTCGCGGTCAGCAGGTGTTCCGTCAGCGTGTAGCCGAGGGCTGCGAGGGCCTGGCACCACACGTTGAACAGGCGCCACTGCTTGAACGAGGGGACGTTCTCCACCACGAGGGCGGCGGGCTCGGTCGCGTCGGCGCAGTCCACCACGGCCCAGGCCGTGGAGCGTAGCTCGTCGTGGTAGCGCCTGCGCGCCGGCTGGCTCGCCGTCGAGTGTCCCTGGCAGGCCGGCGACGCCAGCAGCACGTCGAACTCGGGCAGCGAGCCCCAGTCGGCCTGGCGCACGTCCTGGCAGGCGTGCATCGTGTTCGGGTGGTTGGAGGCGTGGGCCTCGACAGCCAGCGGCCAGTGGTTCGCGGCCCAGAGCACCTGGGCTCCAGCGGCGAGCGCCCCCGAGGTGAACCCACCCCAGCCGGCGAACAAGTCGATACAACGAACGGTCATTCAGGCCTCCCGGCTCCACCGGAGCCAAGCTCGCCCCCCTCCGTGGGGGCGGTGTCCCGGGCCAACCGACCCGGCCCGGCCCACCGAGGGCCGGTCCCTTGTATGTACCAGGGTTCAGACACCAAGGCCAGAAAAATGCTTGACAGGCCATAAACCTACGTTTTCGCCTGGTTTTTTTTTCGTTGGAGCTTGGAAGGTGGGGCCGGGAACCGCGCCCCAAGGGGATCAAGCCGATCCCGTTGGGATCGCCGGCTGGGGACGGGACCGGGAGGCCGGGAGGGAGGGGACCAAGCCCCCCGGCCCGTCACCGTGCGTCGTACGATACACGGAGCAGGTGCGGGTCGAGCTGTTCGTCGGTCCACCCGCCCACGGTCGCCCAGCGGTCCCCGAGAGCCACCCGAGCAGCCGAGGCGCGCAGGCCCCGCCAGCAGGCGCCCCCTGCGTACGCTGCAAGACGGTGCAGGTGCGGGTTAGACCTGCACTGGCCGTACGAGCTGCGAAGCACCGTCAGGCCCACCGCGGCGCACTTGCGTGGGTCGTCCAGCAGCTCTGGCCCGGTCCACCCGCGGGTGTAGGTGTTCGCGGTCCCTCGCTTCCCGAGGTTGATCTGCATGTAGCACCAGCTCCGTCCGCCGTCGTTCCACCCCACTTTGGCTAGGCGCGCGCGCTCGGCCCCCGTGGCAAGGACGATCTCGCTCCAGCCCGACTCGTACTTGCTCACGGCGAGCATGAGCGCGGCTGTCCGCTTGCGGGCGTTCGGCCCCTGGAACACGGGCGCCTCGTCGGGGTTGTACGCTGCCCAGGCGACAGCGCCGGCCCACTGCTCGTACCTGGCTCGGGCGTCGTCGTCCTGCGGGGGCACCGCGGAGGTCATGAGCCCGAGCAACCATGCTGCGACTGTTGTTAGATCCATGCGCGGGTCGTACAGCCGGCGCGATCAGGGCGCAACCCGCGGTGGACGACTCGACGACCCGGAATTTCGATCCCAGGGGCTAGGGGTCCGACGAGAAATCTTGCCCCGCCGACGCAACCCCGGTGGGCGCCGCCGCGCACCCGTGGGCGACCGCCGCCATGGCGACGCCGAACACCACGGACACGACCGCGAACACTTTGAGCACCCGCAGGCCCGTTCGGCTGATCAACGTTTGCATGCTGCACCTCGCTGCGCGCAGAGCGCGGCTACGTTCTGTTCCAAGGCGCTAACGCGGCGCTGGAGCTCCCGCAAGTCCCCGGCCTGGTCGGTCGTGTCCTTGCTGCATTCCCGCAATCCGGCCTGCGCTTCGTTGACGCCCCGCTCGAGCGACACGGCGTGGACGACGTGGTCGCTCAGGCGCTTGTCGAGCGTTTCGACGGATTGCGCAACGCTGCGCAGCGAAGCAAGACTGGCACCCGCGCCGAAGATGACCGGGATCAGCCAAAGCACGAACGGGATGTACTTGCTTGCGCCCTTGTCGGGCTCGGGGGAGTTGTCTCTTCCAGCAGCCACGACGCTGTACCTACCCGGGCTTCTGTCCGCCATTCGGAAAGCCTCGCCGCAAGTCCTGGGCGACGGACACGCCGCCTACCGCAAGAACGAAGACCATGATCCCGCGACCCGCCCATGCGGGAAGCTGCGCGAGCTGCGCGAGTGACACGAGCGCCGCGACCAGCGCGACGGCAAGCACGACCCAGGCGCCATCGAGCTTGGGCACCCGGCGGCGCAAGGCGGCGACCGCCGCGATCACGATTGCCACCTGCTCGGGCATAGACAGGTCGTCCATGCCACCAAGTTACCACCGCTCAGGGCTCTTCGTCGTGGGAAAGGTTGTCGAATCGGGTGTACTGCTTCTCGAACGCGAGCCGGATCGTGTCGGTCGGGCCGTTGCGCTGCTTGGCCACAATCACGTCGCAAGTGCCCTTTGTCTCGGCGTCCTTGTCGTAGTAGTCCTCGCGGTAGAGGAACGCGACGACGTCCGCTTCTTGCTCAAGCTCGCCCGACTCGCGCAGGTCCGAAAGCATAGGTCGCCGCCCGCCGCGCCCTTCTTCCGGCCCCCGGTTGAGCTGGCACAGCGCCATGATCGGCACGTTGACGGCGCGGGCCGTGCGCTTGAGCGCTCGGGCGATCGAGCCGACCTGCTCTTGCCGGCTGCGCGCGGCGGGGTCTTGGGGGTTCATGATCTGGAGGTAGTCGACGACCGCAAGGGCGACGCGGCAGCCCAGCCGCGAAGCCATCGCGACGGATCGCTGGAGCTTCGCGCGCAGGTCGAGCGGCCCGAGGCCCACCGTGTCGTCCAAGTACATGGGCAGCTTGTAAAGCTCGTTGCGCACGTACTGCATGCGCCCAAGCTCCTCGTTGGTGACCATGCCCAGCCTCGCTCGGTTCAGGTCGATCCGTGCGCCCTGGCACACCAGCCGCATTGCAAGCTGGTCGCGCGGCATCTCCAGGCTGAACACCACGGCTATGTTGCCGTTGGGCGTTGCCGGCTCCCCGAACACCGCGCCCTTGTACTCGGCAACGGTCTTCGCCGCCTGCATCGCGAAGCTCGTCTTCCCCATGCCAGGGCGCGCGGCGACGAGGATCAAGTCGGTGGCCATCCACCCACCCGTAACCTGATCGAGCCGCTTGAACCCGGTGGGGGCGCCCAGGCGCATGCCATCGGAACGCGCGGCGACCTCCATCCGGTCGCTCGACTCCTTGATCGCCACGCTCAGCGGCACCAGCTCCTTGTCGACCTGGCCGCGGGCGACGCCAGCGATCTTCGCCTCGGCGTCGTCGAGGAAGCTCTGCGCCTCGCCTGGGTGCGCGTAGGCCTCGGCGGCAATCACCTGGCTGGCACGGATAAGCTCGCGCAGCCGCCACTTGTCCTTGACCCTGTCGCAGTAGGCCTTGACGTTCGAGACGACCGGGACCGCGTCAAGCACCTCCGCAAGGTACACGGCGCCGCCCACCCGCTGGAGCATTTCGCGATCGGCCAGCCACGACCGCACGGTAAGAATGTCGATCGGAACGCCACGCCCGTGCAGGTCGATCATGGCGTGGAAGATCTTGGCGTTGGCGTCCGAGTAGAAGTGCTCGGGGTGGAGCGAAGCAATAACCTCGGCGCCGTAGCGCTCGGGGTCGAGAAGGACGGTGGAAAGAACCGCCGCCTCTGCGGTTAAGTCGTTGGGCGGTACGATGCGTTCGGTTGTCATTGTGCGCAGGCTAGCGTCGCCTGGTGTCCAATGCAACCTGTTGCGTTGGGGGCAGTCTACTTGGTCTGAATGATCGTGATGTCTGCCAGGACCGGGCCGGGGGCGCCCGCGACCGAGCCGCCCACGGTGAAGCCGAACGGGTTGACGCCGGCAGGGAACTCGACGGCGCCGAGAGCTGTGTAGACCATGGCGCTCGCCGTCAGCCCCCCGTTCACGTACGGAATCCACGGGCCGGCGTAGGCCGCGCCAGGGGAGGCGGCGACCGAAACGTTTTGCAGCCACCAGACGTCGCGATCGATCGCGCCGCTGTTTGGCGCGCTGGTCTGCCCTTGCTGGAGGTGGCACTGGTTTGCGTCGATGTACGCGCCGTCCGCGATGAGTTGGTTGAAGTCGCAGTCGCGGAAAACGCCCACCGGGTAGGCCTCGGTCCCGATGCCGGCGATCCTGGTGAGCAGCCCCGAGTGGCAGTTGTAGCCTTCGCAGATCGTCGGGGGAATGACGAAGGCGAACGCCCCGCCGAGGTCCAGCTCGTTCCACACGCAATGGTAGAGCCTGACGTGACCGGCCCGCAGCTCGGGCACGTCCGTGTCGCTCAGGTCGTTCGAGAAAATCGACTGGACGTCAACGTAGTAGGCACGGACGTGCGCCTCGTTGTGAGGCTCGATCCTGTCGACCTCGCAATGGTGGAGATCGACCGCGCCCTCCGCTCCGCTCGGGTGTGCGACGCCCGACAAGTAGTAGACCTCGAGCGTGCCCTCGTGGTTCACCTCTTGGTAGCCGACGTAGTCGAACTGCGAGATCGTCTGTTGACCGAGGATCAGGCTGTCCCGCACGAGGACGTCGCCCGTCGCGATCAGGTGCAGAGCAAGGCGCGTCCTCGCCCGGGAAATCACCAGGCACCGCCACAGCAGCAGGGGCAACGTGTCGAAGATGGTCAGGTTGGGCACGTTGCTGCCGTCGACTTTGATCGCGTAAGCGGGGCTGCCCTCCACCGGGTCGACCTGCTCGATCTGAATGTCCGTGATGTACATGCCCTGGAGGTTGTGCGTGCCCGAGTACTCGATCACGGGCACGCTCCCGTCCGCTCCCACGATCGTTGCTCCCCACTTGCTGGTCAGCGTGATGTTGTCCACGCTGGGCCAGGTAATGTTCTCGGTGTACACGCCGGGTCCGACGAACACCACGTCGCCCGCCAGCGCCGCGTTGAGCGCAGCTTGAACGGTGAGGAACTTGTTGGTCAAGCTGTTGCGCACGCCCGTTCCGTCGTTGCCGTCCTTGCCGACGAAGACGAAGTTGGCCCACGTTACCGCGCCGCCGCCGCCGGCTGCGTCCACGCGCAGCGTTTCGTTGCCGCCGACGTTCTGCGGAGTCAGCGTCACGTTCGATCCAGCGACGAGCTTGGTCGCGAGGAACCCTTCGGTGTTGTCGGTGAGGCTGACGCGCGCCCTGCCACCCACGCCGCCCTGCTGGTCCTGGCGGGGCTCGTTGGTCACGTCGGGCACGTAGCCGTTGTCCATGCGGTAGTCGTTCGAGCTGTTGTCGAACGCCATGCACGCGCGCAGCGTGCCCTTGCAACCTGGCTCGAAGCGAAAGCCGTCAACGTTGTTGTACGCGCTGCAACACTCGAAGACGCCGTAGCTGTCGTTGTCGAGGTCGAAGCCCTCCTCCGCGCAATTGTAAGCAGTGCAGCCGTAGACGTGCGCCGCGACGTAGTCGTCGATGTCGAACCCTTGCGCGACGTCGTGCGCGATGCACCTACGAATGATGCCGGTACTCCACGCGCCGTAGGTCGACTGCCACGCGCCAAGCTGGTCCAGCTTGAAGGCCTCCCCTCCGTTGCCCGCCGCCACATTGAACGCGAGGCAGTCTTCGATCAGGCTGTTGAAGCAGTTTTGTAGCTGAACTTGGCGAGTGGTCTGATTGCCGCCGTCGAACGTGCACCTCGTGATGAACGTCTGATCGAACCCGCGTACGTTCAAGGCCGCGCCCTCGATCTCCCAGTCGGCGGCGTTCACGAAATTGCAGTCGATGAACGCCAGCTTGCTCGACATTTCAGTCGCCGGGTTCGGCGGCGTCGCGTACAGGTTCCAGAAGTACGAGAGCATGACGCCGGGGGCGATGCCGACGACGTCGTGCACGTACAGGTCCGCGAAGATGATGCGCTCCACGAGCGAGAACTCCGCGGCGAAGGAAATGAACGCGCCCCGCGAGTTGGCGACCGGGCTGGTTGCGCTGAAAAGCTCGAAGCCGCTGAACGTCACGTCCTGCGCCCCGTTGGCGAGCTTCACGCATTCCTGCCCGGTGATCTTCGGCGTGTACCCGTCCCCCGCCTTCACGACGTAACCGCCGGCCACCGCCGGAAGCGTGATCGGGTCGTAGGTAGCGTCGGTTCGTACCTCCAGCACCTGTCCGCTTGCCAGCGAGTCGATCGCCGTTTGAAGCGCTCCGCTTGCCGTGTCCGTGAGCACGACGTCCGGCACAAGCGACGGCAACGCTTCGACTCGGGCCTCCGCGATCGTGCTCCACCCGCTCTCGCTGTTGCACCCTCCCCCTTCGCCGCCGCCCGTGGCGTCGATCTGCATCTGCTCGTTGCCCCCGGGGTTCAGCAACGTGAGCGTGACGTTCGCGCCGGAAACCAGCTTGCCGGCGAGGTAGCCCGCGGTCGTATCGGACGCCTGCACCTTGACAAGCTGGTCGATCCCGCCTGCTGCGAACGCAGCCTCGATGCGGCGGTTCAGCTCGTGCCAAACGTCTTCAAGGTGCTTGTCGCGGAACGTCGTAAAGAGCCTGCGAAATGCCATGATAGAACCTCACGCAATGGGACCGATCGCCGCAGCGATCCGATCAAAGGCCTCTTGGACCGTCGAGGGCGGGGAGCCAGACCAGTCAGCGGGAACCGCTGGGGAGTAGACGACGCGAGGGCTCCTCGAAAGGTTGCCGTCGTCGGGTCCGAAGACCACGGAGCCGAGGAAGCTGGGCAGCGCCGGGGGGGGCTCGGGAAAGCTGGGGCCGAGCGCGTTGTAGACAAGCGTTGCGCCGGCTTCGCCCGAAAGCCAGTTCTGCGACCATACGCCGAAGTTGTCGACGCATGCCACGATGGCGCCGTCCGCTGCGTTGACGATCGGCTGCGAGCAAACGCCACCCTGGGGACCGACGAACCCGCTGAACGTGCCGGCGACGACGAAGAACTCTCCCGAGGCGACCTCGATCGCAGGGACTGAGCCCTGATTGTCGATCAGCGCGCCTCGATAGGCGGCGAAGACCTGGGGCACGCCTGCTTGGTCGGGGTAGGTGAAACAAGGCGCGGCGCTCGGGTGAACCCGGAGCTCCAGGCCGTCTGTGATCCCCTTCAGGTTCTGGAGCACCGCACCGTCCTGCACGTCGAGCACGACGATACCTGTTGGGAGCAACACGGAACCGAGCTGTGCGAACCGCAGGTTGTAGACGCCGGGCGGGACCGGAGCTGGAGTGCCGATCGGTGTCTGGCGCGAGGTGTCGACGTACACCGTAGCGCCCTCGACCTGGCCGAGGAACTCCATGACCTCTTCCCAGGTGGCGACGGCGTTGCCGGACGAAGGCGCGCCGGGCCTGTACACGATCGTGTCGGAGCTTCCGCGGATCGCGACGTCGATGCGCCGGTTCAGCTCGTGCCAGAGTTGCTCCAGGTACTTGTCCTTGAACGTCGCGAATAGCCGCTTGAACGCCATGGCTTGCTCCTACTTGGCAACCCAGCCGGTGTTGCCGACGCCGCTTTCCTTCACCCAGAGCGTGAGATCCTTGCCGCCGTTGGTGTCGAGGTACAGGACGCCCGGCGGGGCAGTCACCACGCCCTCGGGGCTGCCGGCGCCCCACCGCAGCCGAAAAGCTAGCGCGTCGATCGCCCCCTGCGTTTCGGTCGCTCCGAGGTGCGGAGAGGCCGAGCCCTGGAACGCAACACGCGACGCCTGCTCCGCGAGAATGATCGTCGCTCCCGCCTGGGGCAGCGCGGTGGCGCCAGCGTTCACCACCACGACTTCCGCGACGGTGTTCGGGAGGCCTTGCACGGTGTTGTCCTGCGCCGTCGCTGCATCGAGCAGGAACACGACGAGGCCGCTTTGCCGCGACTGGGCCTGGAGCACGCTCGTGCCCGTGGACTCGACCAGCTCGCTGTCGTCTGCGAGCCACCAGTGGCTCGATCCTCCGACGAGACGGTCGCCAGAGTCGACGGTGAAGAACGGTGCGCCGCCCGTGCACTCGATCGAGCTACCTTCCGCCAGAACGTACGTCGGGTTGCCCCCGGTGTTCGAGGCCTGCACGTCCTCGGAGGTGACCACGGGCTGCGTGCTCGCGCTTGTGATGCGCAGCGCCCTGAACTCGAAGACGCCAATCAGCCTGGCACCGTCTACACACGACAGCGGGCACTTGCCGCCCGCAGCGCCGCGCTGCCTACCGCGCATGATCGTGTACCCGCCGAGGTTCCACAAACCGGCGCCGACGATCGGCGCTCCCAGCGAGTCGTCAACGAACACAGTCTTGACGCCCGGGATTGCGGCTGCCGCGGCCACCGTCTCTGGCCACGTCCCATACACGCCGCCTCCCGTCTGCGCTCCCTGTCGGTACACGATGCTCGCAGCGCCCGAGGTCGAGTCGATGGCCGCTTGGATGCGACGGTTCAGCTCGTGCCAAACGGCTTCGAGGTGCTTGTCGTTGAACGTGGTGAACAGCTTTCGGAATGCCATGTCTCACCCCTTGCGTGCCTCTCGCTCCATCTTGTCGAGCCGCTTGTAGTAGTCGGGGATCTCGGTGAGGTGCGCGAGCGCGATCATGCCGACAGCGGGCATGATCATCGACGGGTCTTTGAACAGCGGGGCGAGCGCACCGATGTGCTCTTGCTCGACCTCCAGGCCGCGCCTGAACTCTTGCACGTTGAACACGTCCCAGCGCACGCCGAGCCGGTCACCGATTGCCCTGGCGCGCTCGAGCGTGACGGGCTCGAAAGGCGCTGGGTTCGGCAACGTTTTCCACTCCGCAGGCTCGCCCCAGCTTGCGTTGTCGTCGGGGTCGAGGCCAAGCCTCTTGAGCCCGGTGCGTGCGTACACCCTTGCGGCGCCAAGGTGGGGCCACCGCGATCGGCCATCGTTGATCTGCTTGGCGAGGTCCGCGGCGTCCTCTCGGTACTCGTTGCCGCCGACGATCTTGCCGGCGTACACGACCCAGTACCTGTAAGCCTTCATGTTGATCCGCCGCATGGCCCGCCCCTCTCAGATCCACTCGTATTGCAGCGTGTACATGATCGACGAGGCGAGGTTGCCCGCGGCCTCGTTGCCCTGGTTCCACTGCGCCACGAGCGACTCGATGAACTTGTACAGATCCGGCACCGTGCGGATCTCAAACGCGGTCTTCCACGCATACAGCCGATCGGGTCCGCTTTTCACTCCGCGACCCACCGCGCGAGCCGCCGCCTGCGCGGCGACGATTTCGTCCTCCTCCACCAGCGTCATCCAGTACGCCGGGGGCGAGGGCGACACGAGCAGGGCGCCTTCCTCGTCCTTTGCGTCACGCAAGTGCAGGTCGAAGTCTGAGAGCGTGGGCATCGTTCCGTACGACATGCTCTCCCACTCTGCCATCCGAAGATTGCGCATGATTTCCTCACTGATCGTCCGTGATGCCCCACTGGGCAAGCTCCTCCATCGCCCTGGCCACTTGCGTGGTGTTCAGGCCGATGGCCAACAGGTGCTCCCGCCACTGCTCCTCGGAAAGGCTGTCGACGTTCACGCCCGCCTTGTCGAGCTCCAGTGCCGTTTCCCGCACGCGAACCATCGCCTCGTCCTCGAGATCCTCTCCGTCAACCTGGTTCTCAAGCACGAGGTACTTGCCCACGATCTGCTGCGCCTTGCGCGGGTCGTCTCGGTTCACGTCAATGCTCCTCGTAGGCGACCGTCAGGTCGGGCCGCGTCCAGCACGCTCGGCAGCCGTGTCCGACCGGCGAGCGTTCATCGTTCATGTTCCCGAAAGCGAAGCCGGGACCGCGGGCTCCAGAGCAGCAGCCGCCGACCCACTTGCCCGGCTGGCCCGCCTTGGGCTTGGCCGCGCCCCCCTCGTGGGGCGGCTTGTAGGCTGGGTACACCCACGTCGCGAGCTGCGGCGCAAGCTCTGGGGGCGCCGAGGCGGCGCTCGACGAGTACCCGGCGTAGCCGAGGCTCGGCCCCATCTCGCGAAAGTGCATGGCGCTCGGCCTCACCACGAGGTTCGGGGGGATGCACCGCACGTCTTCGCTCGTCGGGCACGCCCCCCCTCCCCGCGGCACCCAGGTGCGCGTGGGCGCCCAGATCACCATGGGCGGCACCTCAACGGTGCGCGTGGCGACCGGCCCCGTGGTGCGCGTGACGATCGCCGGCTGGCTCAGGTTGCGCCCGATCTGGCACCACTCCTCGAAGTAGCGGCGGTTCAGGAAGTCCCCGCAGTCATGCAGCCGAAAGAAGTACGGGTCTTCGGTGAGCTGCACGTCGGTCAGCTTGCCCTGCTCGGTGAGCTTGGCGATGCGGCGGACGCTGTGCGCCTGCCGGTTGCGGATCGCCTCGGTGAACACCTCGGCCATGGCGCCTGGCTTCAGGCGCAGCATGTACCTGACGAACTGCCTGCGCACCTCCAGCGTGAGCGCGACGGTCGTGGTTGCGTACTGCCCTTTGATGCCGTAGCAGCCGCTGCACACGTAGGTGGCGGGCTTGACTCCGATTGCGTGGGCCGCTGGCGAAAGCGGCATCGCGCGCCGCTCGTCCTCGCTCAGCATGGGGAAGCCGGGCACGCTCCCGTAGCACGAGCCGCCGAGCTTGGGAGGCCCCGCCGGCAGGTTGAACCCCCAGCACACCATCTTGCCTGCGCTGCCGAGCAGCTCGACGCTTGCCATGAAAACCTGCGGGTCGCCGGAAGCGTAGGACGACCTGGCGGGTGAGCCGATCGCCTCCCACAGCCCGTACACGTCGCCTCGCGTGATGGGCCTCGCAAGCGGGATTTCTGGCACTCCGTTGACGATCTGCATCCTGGGCTTGCTCGGCAAGCAGGACTCGACGAGCTTGCGCATGTGCGGCCTGATCGCGATTGCGTGCGGCTGGATCGTCTGCGCCGCGTTTTCGATGCGCGCCCCCATGGTCACACTCCCGAGCCAATAACGCGATCCTCTTGGGAACCGCGGTGAAGGATACCCGCAAGGGCGAGAAGGAAGCCACCGAACACGCTGATCGCGATCATCCAGTTGGCGACGTTCACTCCCTGCGCTGCTGGCTTTGCATCGTACGATACATGGCGCGGTTCGGGCACCCCCGGCAGCACGCCGCTTTGAGCTCCCTGGTCGAGAGCGGCCCGCTGCGCGTTGTAAATTGGGTCGTAGTAGACGAACGAGGGGCAGCAGTCGCCTGCCCTGTCCGCGCCGGGCTCGCACGGCCTGGTGGGGTCGCCGTCCTGCCAAGGCAGAGTGCCCTTCGACAACCACCTCACTGCGTTTGCCCGGTTCGAGTCGTTCGACCTGGCGTACCACCAGGCGAAGCACGCCAGCTCGCGCCAGTCGATCGAGTCGCACGCGCCGCCTTGCATGGTCGCGGCGGCTCCGGGGAACCAGCCGGCAGCTCGGCACACGTCGAGCAGCCGCTGCGCCTCGATCTCCCAGGCGACCACGCCAGCGCGGCGAAGCTCGCGCGCAAGCACGCGGTCCACTGCGGTCCACAGCGGCGCGTCGAACGTGATCGCCTGGCAGGGGAAGGGCATGTGCTACCTCGCGGCCACCAGCACGACGCCGCCGACGACCACGACGGCCCCAGCGCCAATCGCGGCCATGCCCCACCCGGTCTTGTACCAGGGGGGCTTCTCGGCCTCGGCAGGCGGCGGCTCGGTGCCAGGCTGGTTGCCGCTGCGGTACAGCGCCGCGACGTACTGTGGCACGCACGTCGGCCACGGCTGGCACGGGTAGTTGACTCCCTGCGGCCAGTTGGCCGGGTCCGCCAGGCACTGCGGGAAGGGCGTGCAACCCCAGTTCACGCCCGTGGGAGGCGGCGGGGTGGTGCCGGGGGCGGGCGGCGTGTCGCTCGGGCACGGGATGGCTGGGAAGCTCTGGTGCATCCAGTCACACACGCATCCGGGGAACGGCTCGCAGACGTGGGGCACCCCTTGCGGCCAGTTGTTGGCGTCCAGAAGGCACCCGGGGAACGGGTTGCATGCCCAGTTGGGCAAGCCGCCAGGAAGCTGCGGAGGCGGCGTTCCTGGCGGGCCAGGCGTCACCGAAGGCTGCCACTTGGGGCCGGCGTTCGGGTCGTAAGGGTTCCAGCTCGCAGCCACGAGGGCGGCGCGCGAGGCGTACGCCAGGTCGCCGCTGACCGCAGCGGGGCACGAGCTAAGTGCCGAGCTGTAGAGCGAGCTGTAGCTAGTGGCGAGCTGGAGGCACCCGAGCCCGCCGGCTTGGATGATGCCGATCACCTTCTGGCGTTCGTCCGCGGGGAGCTTGGCGAACTCGTGGCCGAAGCACGCGATGAGGCGCCAGTCGACGACGCCCCCCGCTCCGGTGGCCTTGTCGAAGAGCCTACCCTTCGCGCCGCAGCCGTCCGCCTCGATGGCAGCGGCCATCTGAGCGGCCTGGGCGGCGTTCACCGCGTCAGTCGCCGCGGTGGTGGCCGTAACGCTGGGGCCACGAAAGCGCGTCATCTCGCGCATGCACACCTTCTCCACAAGGTCGATGTCCGTCTGCTCGACGGGGGGCGTGGTCCCGGGTGGCGTCGTCCCAGGCGTGGTCTTCTGGTCGGAGCCGTCGCCGCACGAGGGGATCGTGATCGTGGTCGGCGCACCAGGCCCGAGAATGTTGCCCGGCGTGATGTAGCCGGTGGTGCACGTCTTGCCGAGGAACGACTTGACCTGATCGGTGGTGATCATGGGTCCGCCGATTTCCTTCATGAGCGCGGACTGGCAGCAGCCGTCCCAAATGCCATCCTGGCGCAACTTGGTGTAGCCCCGCTTGTACAGCTCGGCCTGAAGCGCCTTGTGGAAGTCGACGCCCGCGCAAGCGATGCCTTCGTTCTGGCCGACGTTGCCGGCGCCGCGCAGCACGCCCGAGGTGCACGGCCCGGTGCTCTGACCGTAGCCGAAACACGCGAGCCCCACGCCCGACCGAGCCGGCTTCGTCCACGAGATCATGCGGTCGCTCACCCACCGCAGCAGCGGCACGGGCGGGTCGCGCATCCAGCGCTGCACCTGGCCCGCGGTGAGCCACGGCGTCTCGATCGCGAACTCTTGCACGACCTGCGCAGGCCCTCGGGGCCAGCGGCGCGAGATCTGGTCGATGTAGTAAGCGCGGGCAGCGGCGATGTCTGCCGGCGCGTGTTGCCTGCGGGCGATCCTGTCCGCCCAAACGCTGATGGTGTCCATTGCCGATCCCCTGGTCTGAAGGGGTCCGGCCTAGTCCTCGGGCGGCGTCTGCGCAGGCTTCAACCGCTCGCACGGCTCGTTGGCCGGTCCCACGTTCGGCAGCTCCTTACGGTGGCTGCCAACGGTCACGAGCACGACGCAGGCCGCAGAGGCGACCAGCGACGTGCCGAAAGCGAAAAGCACGATCTGCACCGCCTGGCCGACGAAGGCTGGCAGGTGCGGGTAAGCAAGCCACAGGGCAGCGACGATCGCCCCCACCCAGAACCCGCTGCACATGGGGCAGCAAAGCAGGGGGGGGTAGATCGATCGCAAGCGCCTCGCGATCACACCCTGCGTGACCACGTAGGTCGCGCCGGCAGCCCCAAGGATCGCGAGCCATGCAGGCACGGGTCACTCCTTGTCCTTCGCCCCTTCGCCTGGGCACCCGAGGTAGCCGCGGGTCGCGGCTTCGCTCATGAGCATGCCCAGCGCGAAGGGGGACAGCCGAACTGATTGCCCGTGTTCGGAAAGCACAACGGAGCCGTCGTCCTCGAAGGATGCGTCCGGGCAAGAGGCACAGCCCCCGCCGCACAGTGTCACTTTGTTCGCCTTGCTCATGCACGCATCCTAACAGATCAGACAGCCGAATTGGGCTCGACCGGCATGTTGATCACGGCCAGAACGTACAGGTTCGGCGGCGAGAACGTGGAGTACATGCTCGCGTCCTTGACGAATCCGACGAACCGCTTGCCGCCGCTGCCAAACGGGCTGACGTCGAAGGCTGGGTTGCCCGAGTCGAGCCAGACCGGGTTTCCGTTCACGGGCGACAGGCCGCTTTGGCACCACACGAGGTGCTCTCCGTTGGAGCTGACGGGGCACAGCGCCCCCACGTCGCAGCCGCCCTTGCGGTCGCACACGCCGATCGCACCCTGCTTCGAGTCGGTGTTGGCGACCATTCCGGCGGTCGTGATCTGCACTGCCTGGCCGTACATGAGGCCGAACGGCCCCCCGTTGTACAGCCCGCCCGCCCCGGTGGCGGTGCGGATCGCCTGGCTGATCTTGCGCACCAAGATGTTGAGGTACTGCTCCAGGTGCTTGTCGGTGTGGCTAAAATTCGCGATGTCCATTGCCTATCTCTCCGATGAGGTTGATCTCCAGGCCTACCGTCACGCGCGCGCCGGGGCCGTGGGTTGCAGCCGGGACCGCTCCAGCCGTGCCAGCTCGGTCCTGGTGTCCTTCTTGCGGGTCATCTTCGCGACGACGACGATCCCGAGGATGCCGGCGCCGACGCCGAGAGCCGCCCACAGGTACGGGCTCTTGTAGATCGGCTCCTTCGCTTCTCCGTTGGTGTAGCCAACCGGCTGCATGCCGGTTCCGGTTCCCGTTCCGGTTCCCGTTCCGGTTCCGGTTCCCGTGCCGGTCCCAGGCGTCGTGGTGCCGGGTGCCCCGGTCATCTCGATGCGGTCCCACAGCGTGCTGCCCTGCGGCGGGTCAGGCCACGAGGCGGGGATCTTGAGCTTCGCCCCGTCCCACTGGTTGAACATGCAGGTGACCGTCTCCCCAGCCTTCTGGTAGCTGAAGCCAGCGGGCATGTCGTAGTTCGCGCTCTTGAGCTCGTTCCACTTGTTCTGGTTGCCGGTCCAAGCAGCGGCGAGCGCGCCGGGGTACATGCTGTTCGAGGCCGTGTATACGTACGGCTTGACGTTGGTGATCGCGCTCGGCGTGCACGCGGCCCCAACGGACTGGCCAAGCGCCCCGCGCGACCACGACTCCCTCATGCCGGCAACGCGGCCCTCGGTGAAGCGCGGAATGACCGGCGCAGGCAGCGAGAACCGCGGCTGCTTCGTCCAGCCGAGCGGCAGGAAGATCGTTTGGCCGTACCGGAAGGCGTTGTTCGCGAGCGTGAGCACGCGGCCCTGCGGACCCATCACCCACGACTTGGGCAGGTGCGGGTTTGCCAGGACGATCAGCGGCCAGTTGTCCGCATTGCCCGTGTAGAGCCACGCAATTTTCCGCAGCGTGTCGTTCGGGCGCACGATGTACAGGTTGGGAACGAGAGCCATTGTCTGGGCCTCCTACTTGGCCGCGATTGCGACCGCTGCGACGACAGCGACGGCGACGACGGTGCCGCCGACGATCCACCACACGGTGTTGTCCTTCTCCTCCTCCTTCGGCTGCTCTGCCGAGGGCGGAAGGGGGATGTTGTGGTCCTTCGCCCACTGCGGGATGCAAGCGGGGAACGGCGTGCACGGCTGCGGGACGTTCGCGGGCCAGTTGCCCGGCTCCGCGAGGCACTGGGGCCACGGCGTGCAGTTCCAGTTGGGCACGGGCGACGGCGTCGTCCCGGTCCCGGTTCCCGGCTGCGTCTGGTCCGGGGGCAGCTTCGGGGGCGTCTCGATGTTTCGGCAGTAGCACGGGTCGACTTGCAGGTCGCACAACGCCTTCTTGAAGAAGTCGACGCCCTTTCCCTCGAAGCAATCGCTGCACGACCAGATCTCGCGAAGACGACCCGGGTTCGCCGTCGCGCACGCACGCAGCTCCGGGTCTTTGAACACCTCCCAGGCGAACGATCCCCACGGCACCTCGCTCCACGCAATTTCAGAGTACGGAGCCGAGGTCCAGTCCACGTTCGCGAAGTCGGGTGCGCCCTCGTTGATGAACATTCCGCCGCCAGGGATTGCGACGGGGGAGAACTGAAGCTCGCCCGCTGCGAGCACGCCCTGGCTTACCGCCTGCCGCGGCGCGACCTGTGCGCCAGAGTACAGCGGCGGCTTCGGCACCTTCTGCATGAAGGCCCAGAACTGCGCCTGGTCCGTGGGGAACTGAGCGGCAATCGCGGCCCACGGCACGTAGCGCCAGGGCACGTCGGCCCACGGGATCGACTGCGCGATCTGAGGGACCGAACCCGCGGCGCGCGTTGCAAGCACAAACTGGGCTGCGCTCGCAACCATTTTCTGCACGTAGTCGCGCTGCTCCGGGGTCAGCGTGGGCGCCGCGCCCGTGGGCAGGATAGGCGGCAGCGTCGGAAAGCGATCGTACAGGTACGGCCACCACCCAAGCACCACCTCCGCGACGTAGCCCCAGCTCACGTCGGCTGGAAGCTGCACGCCGGGAAAGAGCGCTTCGAGTTGCTTGGCGAGGTAGGACGAGAGCGTCACGACCCATTCGTCCTCGTTTGCGCCAACGGCCCCGCTCGAGCGAGACTTCGCCCAGCTTGCGGGAACCAGCAAGCGCTCACCGTGGTTGAGCTCCGCGAAGGTGCGGAAGCGACGCCGCTCGGGGTCGTGCGCCGCAAGGCGCTTGCTGAGCATGTTCGCGGCGATCAGCTCAGGGTAGCGCCGCGCGTCGCCCGTGAAGCGCTCCGCGATCTTGCCCACGTCATCGCCGGGCAGCACGACGGCCCGCCAGGTTGCGACCGCCGGCATTGCCCTCGGGATTCCGTCGTTTGCCCACATGGTTCACTGCCCTCCGCAGCCGCAGCTTTCGTAGCTGAGCATGCCGTCCTCTTCGCCTTCCGCGCTGGCCATCGCCGGGCGAGGCTTGCGCCCGCCGAAGTACACGAGCGCGCCGACGCCGAGCACAAGCCCTCCGACCACGAGCGCAGGCACGACGTACGAGGTCTTCTTGGCCGGCTCCTCGTAACCCACGGGCTGCGTGCCTGGCGTGCCTGGCGTCGCGCCGCCAGTGCCGGGCACGGTGCCGGGCTGCGTCCCGGGCACGGGAAGCTCGCTGCGGGGAACCGCGCCAGTGCAACCTGCCGGCGGCGCGAGCGGGACGAAGGCCGAGCCCTGGTCGGTGAGCGGCACGGGGACGACGCCCTCGGGCTGCCCCGACGACGGGGCCGTCCACCCGGCGCTGTCGATGCCCGACTGAAAGGCGTTTTGTGCGAGCTGCTGGATCATCGCGCTGTTGGTCAGCAGGTAGGCGAACAACACGCCGTCGAGGGCCACGACGTTGATGTCGCCCAGGCCCGACTGGATCGCTGCCTGGTAGGCCTGGAGCCCGAACGCCGCGCTGTTGCAGTCCCAGTTGCCGCTGTACACGTCCGCCGGCACGTAGGGCGCCACGGCCTCGTTGCCCAGGATCGTGGCGATCATGTTGTACAGGCTCTGCTTGCACAGGTAGACGGCGTTGTCGCGGCTCGTCTCGACCTTTGCCCAGAACACGCAGTCGCCGTACACGAGCGGCTGGCGGAACCAGATCGGGAAGGTCACCCGCCCCGGCTTGCTGAGATCGACTTGAAACGCCTGGAACAGCGCCTTCTCGCCCTTGCTGGCGCAGAACGGCGTCCCGAGCGGCGTCACCTTGATGTCCATGAGGTCAACGGCCATGGGTCACTCCATCACGTCTACCGTCAGCTCGCCCGCGATGCGCCAGTACCTCGCGCTCTGAATGAAGTACACGGCCATTTGCGCGAACTGATCAATGAGGGTTGTCGCTGGGAACAGGTCGCGCGGTAGCGGCGACGGCCTGCTCTCCGGGTTCGTCTGGGCGACCGACGCCCAGAACGCGATCGTGCCTGGTCCTTCGAGCACCACGCCCAGCGTGGGCGCAGCGCCCGTGAGCGAGGTCCAGGGGAACCGCAGGTCGTTGAAAGTGCCCCACGGCTGCACGGCTTCGCCTGGTGGCTTGCCCGCGTTGATCGGGATGTACCCAGGCCCGCCGAGCGAGGCGGGCAGTGCTTCGTACAGGATCGCTGCGTTCAGGTCGTCCGCTACGCGCGACCATCCGGGGATCTGCCCGGTGCGATCCACGGGCTGCATGCGCGTGCGCGGTTGGAAGGTCAGGTGCCACGACACGTTCGCGTCGGGCAGCTTGAAGTGCGGCCCGAGCCTGTGCACGTCGAGCTCCACGGGCACGATCGGCGCGGGCGGCTGCTGGTCGGGAGGAAACGGCGCGGCGAGCGTGAGGTACTGTCGCAGGTTCGAGACGCGGAACCTTCCCTGCGGCACCTCGGTCGCCGCCAGGCGCACGAGGTATCGCTGGTCCTGCGAGGTCGTCGGATCGGGCGGAAGCACGATGCCTAGCGAGCCGCGGTCCCCCACGGCCCACGAGGTTCCGACGAACGACGCCGCCGGGTCGTTGCACCTCGTCGCGACCACGATCCGTCGAGGCCCGAGGGGCTGCCGATCGGGGACGCAATGGTCGGCCATCACGCCCCCTGGTTGGTCACGTCTTCTGGTGGCAGATACCCAAGGCTCCGCAGCCTTGCAACGGCCTCCAGCAACGTGATCTCCGTTAGGCGGCAGCCCATGAGTTCCTGGCAGTGGAAGGTCATGCGGACGATCAGCGGGATCTCGGTCTGTTCGAGTTGCCGCGTGAGCGTCCAGCGCATCCACGGGGAGCTGTCGCGCGGAAGCACAATGCCCTTGTCGCTCAGCATGCCGTCAGGCATGGAGTTGCCCGAAGCCGCAAACAGGTTCTCGATCGGCTGGGGCGTGTTGGTGAAGTCCCAGGTGTCGACGCCGTCGATCTTGCCGTACACGTCGATGTACGGAGTCTCGCGCATTTGCCGATCGAACCAGAACTTCAGCGGGCTTCCGGTTGCGTAGTTCGGGCGCTGGATCGTGTACTGCACGCGCTGCACCCAGGCGTCCGCGTACAGCCTTGATCGGAAGGCAACCTCGACGAAGTCGTTGACGTTGCCGGTGGTAAACTCGCCTCGCACCTCGTAGCTGTTGGGTCGAAGCGCAGCGCGGTTCGTCACCAGCACGTAGGCGAGGCGAGGATTGGCGTAGCTGAGCGCGGAGATCTCCGCGGGGGACGCGAGTTGCAGCCTGCTTTCCGTCATGTCTCGACCTTTCGATCGGCCCGCCGGGGTCGCCCCCGGCGGGGTTCTCCCCCCCCACCTCGCAGGCGCTTACTGATCGCCTGCGGTCACGCGACGGTGTCGATCAGCCGCCGCAGCCGATGCGGCCCGCGCACAAGGTGTTCAGCACCTCGGTCGTGAGCTTGCCGCTGCCGGCGAGAGCCTGCGCCAGGCTGTTGCACACGTTCGGGCTGACCTTGAAGCCCTTGAGCCCGATGCCCAAGCGCAACCGACCAGCGGGAATGCGGGTCTTGGTGCCGCGGGCGGTGCCGGCAATCAGGTTCTCGTACGTCGGGTAGTTGGCGCCGCTGCCGGCGAAGGGCTCCAGCCCGGTCTGCATCACCGCGGTGCGGATCATGCTGGTGATGTAGTCGAGGTTGCCTTCGTCGCTGGTGAACTCGATCTTGAGCAGCGTGCCGTTGGTGACCGGAAGCGCGCACGGCAGCTTGTACCAGTACGCGATGTTGGGGTTCGCGCGAAGGCGACCGAAGCTCACGGGCTCGGGGCCGGGGCGCGTCGGGATGAGGTCGCCTTGCTCCTCGGGGCCGAGCGCCGGTCCCTGCATCGCGTTGGTCGCGACGAACCGGCCCACGTCGGGAGCGCCTTCCGTCTCGTCGTTCGCGGCAGCGATGGCGTCCAGCCGGTCGTTGACCTGGCGCTGAATGCGCGCGATGCCGTGGTTGTTGCGACCGAACCCCTGGTAGTCGATCAGGGCGCAGCAGTTGCCCAGCTCGCTCACGGGCTCTTCGAGGAGCTGCGCGTTGGCGTTCTCGGGGCAGGAGAGCTTCAGCTTGTAGCCGCGCATGAAGTCCGCAATCGCGTTCCACACCGGGTTGCCGAAGTTGACCTCGGACATTTCGATGCTCGCGCCCTCGGGCAGACCGAGCTGCGTGGTGTAGATCGCGCCGTTGCGCACGACCTGCGGGCTCGCGAACAGGCCGTCGACTTCGTCGTGCGGAAAAGCCTGAGCGCCTTCGATGTTCATGCCCATGCCCTCGCCGTAGGCGTGGACGCAAATCCCGAGCAGAAGGAAGCTGCCCAAGATCTTGAGCGAGTCTTGCGACACCGCGTTGGAGCTTGCGAACTTCTTGTTCGACGCGGTGCTCGGGTTCGCGACGAAGATGTTGAGCGGCAGCCTGCCGAGCAGGTCCACGTCGCTCTTTCCGAGCGGCAGCTCGAAGTTGATCAGGCGGTACTCGACGGTGGGCACGCAGTGCAGCGGCGCTGCAAGGCACGCGTCGAGATCGTCGTAGCACCCAGGAACGATAGTCTTGTCAGCCATGGTTGTTCTCCGAAAAGGTTGTCGGTCGTCCTGTCAGAAGCCCGCATCGGGCCGTTTGCCCAGGCTCCTGGGCGCCTACTTCACCACCATCGACTCGTTGGTCGCCGGAATGCCTGCCCACATGCGCTTCATGAGGTTCAGGCGGGACAGTTGCAGCTTGCGCGCGGCGTCGACCATGTCGACGATCTCCGCGACGGGTTGCGCCTCTTCGCCCACGGGTCCGCCCCCGGAGGGCATGTCGGGCTGCATGGGCTCGGCGTAGCCGGGCTGCGCCGCGCCGTTGCCGACCGGCACCTCGTAGCCGCCATTGCCGGCGGCGCGCTGGGGCCGACCGCTGCGGCAGTCACGCCCGCACTGGCAGTTCACGGACTCGCAGTTGCAGTTGGGGCAGGTTTCCTTGCCCTTGGTGCCGCACCCGCAGTGCTCGAACCACCCGGGGGCTCCCACCTGGCCGCTGTCCACGCTGCCCTTGGGAGGCTCGCCCACACCAGTGCGCGCGACCGGCCCGAAGTCCATTCCACGTCCGCCGAAGCCGGGGACCGGAGGCGGCGGGGCGGGCATCGCCATGGGGCGACCGATCATCCCGGGCCAGCCGGCGGCCTGACCGTTGCCGCCGTACACGACCTCCTCGGCGCTGGTCGGCGTCGAGGTGGACGGCGGGAGCGCAGGCACGGAGCCCTGCTGCGTCCAGTCCTGCTTGTCGGCGTACAGCCGGTTCGACCACGTCTTCTCCGCGGGTCCGGTCGCCTTCCAGATCGCCGGCATGATGTGGTCCTGCGTGACCTGGAAGAAGAGCTTGAACAGGAAGCCCGCGGCAACGCCGTACATGCCGGCTGCGGCGTACTGCGAGTAGCGCGCGGTGAAGTAGCCGCCGCCGCCGAACACGGCAGCGCCCGCCGCTTGCGCGAGCATGCGTCCCGCGGAGGCCTTCGTGCGGATCGCCAGCGCGGCCTCGGTGCCGTACTGGGGCTCCTTCGCGTCGGGCTTGGCCATCGTCGCGATGGTGCGGTCGACCAACTCTGCGCCGACGACGCCGAACAGGCAGCCGAGGGCCGCGACGCCCATGGTCGTGGCATCCCACTCCACCACCGGGTTTTCCTTGGGGAACACGCGCTTGATCGAGATCACGGCGTTGCTCTGCGGGGCGAAGTACTTGCCGCTCGGGACCATGCCCTTGGGCGAGCGCTTACCGCGCGTCGTGGTCGCCTTGGGCTTGGGAGCGCGAGGCGGCTTCGGCGCAGCAGCCGCCGCAGGCGCGGCAGCCGGCGTGCCCATTGCCTGCCAGGCCTTCTCCAGGTTCTTCATCGCGATCTCGCGGCGCTGTTCCTTCGACAGGCCCTTCTTCGCGGGAGCCTTCTTTTCCGCGACCTCGGATGCCTCGCGTCCGCGGCGAGGCTTGGCCTTCGCCTTGCCCCTGCTGCGCGTGCCTGCCTTGACGCCGCGCGCGCTCCACGCCTTCTGGAGGTTGCGCATTGCAATTGCGCGGCGCTCGGCCTTGGTGAGCTTCTTCTTCGCCATGTTCGTGACCCTCGTTGGTTGTGGACTCTCGGCGGCGCGACCAAGCACAGCCGCATGCAACGCACTTGGCGCGTGCGCCGTGATTCCAAACCGCGCATACGCCTTCAGAATGTTCTGCCTGATCTTCTCGTACTCGTTGGGCGTGTAGTACCCACGCGGGAACCAAGTGTTGAGAAGCCCCATCGCCGCGATTGCGTGTTGGGCGTCGTTGATCGGAAAGCGCCGGTTCTTGGGGTCCGCGAAGGCGCTGTCGGGCAGATCGTCGCGCGCCGCCTTGGTCAGCTTTTCGTCTGCCTCGCGCGGAGCGATGAGCATGCTGCCTCGCTCGACGACCTCGCCCTTGCGCACCGCCGCGTCTACCACCGCGCGCGCCTCTTCGAGCTCAAAGCCGGAGTCAACGAGCGCGGCGATGGCGCCCTCGCGGTACATGGCCCCATCCCGAATCGCGCTCATTGCTTCGCCTGCTGGCGCCGTCGCAGCGCCAACGGGCAGCAAGCTGTCCATCGCGATTGCCCAGTGCTTGCCTTGCACCCCTTGCTGGATCACGCGCTCGTGCATGCTCGACGGCACGTTCGCTCGCGCAAGAAATCTGCGCGCCGACTCGAGCGTCATCGAGCCTCGCTTGCGGAACTCCGCAACGAGCCGTTTGCGTGCTTCAGCTTCGGTCATGGCCAGACGAAGCCGCGTTCGTCGACCACGCACCCATCGGGCAACACGAGCATGTAGCCGAGGCCTTGCTCGTGAAAGAAGAACGGACACGGCACACTGAAACGGTGCCTGTACCGCCCCTTCCGTTTGCCTCTTCGTGCGTAGTAGAGAACCACGGCATCGTCGAAACGCTGCCAGAGTGGCGAAGGGATTTCAACAGTCGCGCGCGTTAGCTGTGCTGACTTTCCGAAGTAATTTCGCGCAGCTACAAGCTCACCCTTGCTCAGTCTTGCGCACTCTTGTGCCGCTTTGGTGTACGGGAGCACAAGGAATGTGCACCTGTCCACAAGCCGTCCCTCAGTGTCGTGCACAAGCCCCCAGTCGTCGGGCAGCTCGATCAGGCCCCCGTCCGCCAGTTCAACGCGAACAAGATCTCCCTTGACTACGAGAGCCAACCTTTGCCTCCAAGGAACCACGGCCTCACGCCAGCGATGAGCAAGCCGCCAGTCGCTACGGCAACGATCGCGAAACCCAAGGCGGCGCCCTTCGCCGCTACTTCGTCGTCCCACCGCAGCGAGCCGCTCTCCCAGCCTGCAAGAAGCACTGGCTTGATCGTTCCCACGACGCCGCTTGGCTGCTGCCACGAGTAGCCGTGCGCCACCGCTGTGTTGTACGCCGCCAGGATCTTGTTGACGTAACCGCAGTCGGTCTTGAGCCCCCACTGATCCTCGTCGCAGCACACGATCGTGCCGTCCTTCTTCTTGCGACAGTACACGCCGCACCGAGGCTTGCCGGCGTTGTAGGCCGCAGCGGAACTCACGAGGTTGCCATTGTACCGCTTCAGGTTCGAGGCGATCAGCTTCGCTCCGAGGTCGACGTTGACGAACGGTTCCGTCGCTGCGTCCTTGTCGACCGGCGTTCCGGCTGGGATACCGGCGAGGCCGTTGTACGTCTCGGGCATGAGCTGCATGAGCCCGAGCGCGCCGGCCCAGCTCACTGCGTTCGCGTCGCCCCCCGATTCGACCGCCATGAACGCAGCGATGATCGCCTGCGGCACCCCCCTGCGCTCGCTCACTTCGTCGATGATCGAGCGCCAGCGATCCACGCCGGTCGGCCACCGTGTCGTCTGCGGGTAGGTGCCGCCGACCGAGATCCTGCCATCGGGTTCGAGCACCGCGACGGCCTCCGTGCACGGGCTTTTCATCGCTTCCACTTCGACCTCCACGCGAGCGCTGCGAGCCCGGCTGCGACGACCAGGCCCACGCCAACGATCACGGCGGTTCCACCGGGGCCGCCGCCAGGCTTCGCTTGATCCGTCGCCCACGGTGGCGCTCCCTGCGTCGGAGGGTTCGCCCACCTTTCGATGATCGGGGCAGCGAGCAGCTTTGCATGCTCACCGTGGCTGATCGTCGTCCCGAAGTCGGCGTACAGGAACGAGCCTCGCGTGCGAACGCTCAGCGGTTGCGGCAGATCCTTGGGCCAGTAAAGCGCGCCGTCGTCGAGCGGCTCGATGCGCTGGAGCATCCACTTGACGTACTCGTTGCACGACGAGTAGTTCGCACCTCCGAAGCCGCTCGCGGTCACGACCATCACGCAATCGCCACGCACCGCGCGCTGAGCCGCTGCCAGGTAGCCTTCCTTCGTCGCGCCGTAGTAGCTGTCGAAGAGCATCACGGCGGACACGCGATCGGCGCTTTGCTTCAGGATCGGGTTGAGCAAGCCGTGGCCTGCGCTGAAGCTCGCAAGCGTGACCTTGCCGGCGTCGGTGATGCCCGACTTCGCCAGCAGCGCTCCGAGGATGTCGCTACCGAGCGACGAGGCCAGCCTTCCGAACGCCGAACTTCCGATGCACGACACGGTGTGCTCGGTCGTCCAGCCTGCCATGCTCCCCGCGCAGTCGTACTGGTCGGAGATCCCCTTGTTCACCACGAGCACGACGGTGGGCTGCCGCCACTTGACGGAGCGAAGCTCGCCAGAGATCGGGCCTGCCCACACAACGGCGTCACGCACGAGTCACCGCCTGCGCCACCTTCACCCCGAGGTAGCCGGCGGCTGCTCCGATTGCGAAGGACAGCGCGGCGCCAGCGGCGCTTGTGCCCTCTTCCTTGGCGCCGGGCACGGTCGGAGGCGTTCCCGCTGGTGGCGTGTTCGTTGCGGGAGGGGGCGTCGCTCCCGACGCCCAGCGCTTCCAGTTCAAGCTGTAGTCCTGCGTGCCGTTCCAGTCCTGCTTGGGGATCGTCACCCCGCCTGGGTTCACTTGTTCGCAGTCGCTGGCGGGCGGCTGTCCGACGCCAGCGATCATGCCGGTGATGCACACGCCCTTGTTCGGGTCTTGCTCGTTCCAGCGATCGACAACGAGCTTCTCGAACACGCGAGGCAGCACGCGCAGCGCCTGGTACTTGTGGTCGCCCACCCCGGTGGGATCGAGGTTGTTGAACCCCATGATCACCATGCCGTTCTTCTTGATGTAGTACCTGTCGGGGCTGTGCGTGTAGATCGTTTGCGGATAGGACACGCCGCCGGGCAGCTTGCCCGCAGGCGCGACATACGGTGGCACCTCGTCCACGTCGTAGGTTCCAGGCGGAAGCTCCTCCCAGTCCTCGGGCCAGTCACCGAGAGCATACAAAAGGATCAGCGCCGCGGTGCGCGTGGTGCTCGCGAACTTGTACGGCGGGTAGAGCTGGTCACCGATCGCGCTGTGCGTGATGATGCAGTGACGCCTGCCGATCGGCGCCTTCGAGTCAGCGGGAAGCCCGTTCGCGGCGATTGTGGCGAACTCGATCCACGGAGCGAGCGCTGGGATGCTCACGTTAGACCTGTCCTTGTTCGGCTCGCCGTTGAATCCGGCGTGGATGCCGTCGATCGCGACCGCGGTGTCTACCAGGCCGGCGTCTTGGCTTTTGAGCAGCTCGCGCACGCCCTGGCACGACTCGCTGAAGCCGAGCAGAGCAACGCGCGCCGGCTGCACCTGGGTGCCCAGCTTGTCGCGCACGAGCTTGCGGATCGGCTGCGGCCCCCAGCTCGCGACTTGCTCGCGGTAGCCTCGGTTGGGAGGCGTGGGCACGGTGATGAAAACGACGGGGCGCTGGAACTTCGCCTGCACCTCTTTGGGTACGGAGGCGAAGCTCCACGAGATCACGACGTCGCGTTGTTCGGTTGCCATGGCTCACCTCACCCGTACATGGGCAGCATGGGGTACGGGCTCGGATAGCCCATCATGCCGCCGTAGCGGCGGCGCGAAGAGAACGCCGACACCGCGTACACGAGCGCGGCGGCGGCTCCCAAGCCCACAACGGAGATCCCCACGATCTTCGCGGTTTGGGCGAACTCGGTGAGCGGGTCGTGCTTTTGCGTCTCGGCCTGTGCGGCTGCTTGCTGCTGTGCGGTTTCGCCCAGCGAGCGCATGAGCCGCTCGACCTCTTGGGGCGTGTAGCGCTTCGACAGCTCGGCCTGGTGCTCGATGAGATCCTTGCGCCTCCTTCGCTCGATGTAGTCCTTCGCGGTGCTCGCGGCGGCAACCACGGCAATGGCGCCCGCGATCGTCGCGGCGATCACGATGATCACGACGCCGGCTCCGATTTGCGGCGCGGCCCCAACGAAGCCCGCTGGGATCACGCTCGCGACCGTCTGGTCGTTCGAGGTCAGGATGATCTCTCCGTCTCCCTTTACGTAAACGGCTGGCTCGTACGAGTAGGCGACGGGTCCGGTCCTGCCGGTCGCCTGATCCGTCTCGACGCGGCGCTTGCCGTCCGCTGCGTCCTTCGAGTAGGCCGCGGTGACGGTCGCGATCTTGTCGAGGTTGCGCAAGCGGTCCTCGTGCTCTTGTGTCCACTGTCCCTCGCCGCCAGCGTACACGTACTGGTCGACGACGGGCTTGCCCATCGCTTCGCGCGTCGCGCGCATAAGCAGGTAGGAGCGCACGAGGTCGCCCTGCGCCTGCCTGAGCTTGCCGTACACCGCAGCAAACGCCGCTTGCGTCGCGGCGAGATCCTGCCCCGTCAAGGGCACCAGCTCAGTTGCCATGGTTCCTCCAGTTGCTGGCTGGCCTACGCCAACCGCGATGCTCGGTGGGCTCCCAACCCCGACGAAGTCTCCGTTCACCCTCGGCTTGAGAGCCGGCGGCGAGGCGTCACAGCGGCCCGCCCGATCGCACAGAACTTCCAGCTCGGGGACGCTGACCCAAACCTCTTGCGAGGGAGGCCGGCTCGTGCCGAAAGCGAAGCGCGCGGACGGGTCCGCGTAGTGCCACTGGTGGCCGTCCCAGGCCGAGGCAAGGACGTGTTCGAGCGCGGTGTCCTCGTAACGGTGCGCGACGACGGCAGCCCTGATCCCGACCGATTCCCACGCCGCCACGAGCGCGACGACGAGGTCGTCGCAATCCCCTCCGTTCAGCGTGAGGCCTTCGCAGTCTGCCACCACGCAGTCGGCGGCGACGATAAGCTCGGCGTCGACCGGGTCGGGCACGTAGATTTTTTCGCGCACCAGGCCGTCGTAGATCGCGCGCGCTCGCTCGAGCGTCGAGGTGGGAGAACCGGCCTCCCTGATCTTGTCGATCGCCCACTTGCGCACCCACACGTTGCGGCGACCGCTCGCGGCCTTCTCTGCTGTCTTCCACACCGATCGCCAGGCCCCCACCTGGCCTCTTGGGTGCGTGCCCAGCTCGACGCGCGGAGACATGGCTCACCCTCCGTAGCGCAGGTTGATCGTGTGCATCGGCGGGTGATAGCTGCCGGTGTGGGGCGTAACCGGAATCCAGCCGCACCTGCCCTTGACCAGCACTTCCGCCTCGTCGACCACGGCCTGCGTCGACATGCACTTGCCCTGCACGCAGGTCGGCAGCCCTGCCGCAACCATGGCGCTCGCGAGCATGAGCGACGCCCTTGCGTCGCCCCCTTGGATAGCCTGGACGAACGGGGCGGCTATCGCCTGGGAGGCGTCAAACGGGTCAATGGCCCTCGCGCGGGACAGCACAAGGTGCACCCACTGCTTGAGCTCTGGCCGCATCGACGCCTGCCAAACGTCGCTGCCCAACGTCCTGAACGAGCATGCGCTGCACGGGAACATGCCATGACGTTACACCAGCGCTGGCCGTCAGCCAATGTTGCCGAGGAGTGACGCGAGCGAGCCCACCATTTGCTGCGCTGCCGCTTGCTGCTGCGCGGTGGGTTGCTGCGGTGGCGGTTGCTGGGGGGGGGGTTGCTGAAACTGCGGAGCCGGGGGCCTCTGCTGCTGCGGGGGGACGACTCCAGAGGTGTTCACTTGCGGGATCGCGCGAAGCAACGGAGCGACGTTGCTCACGTACTGGCGAAGCTCGTTGTACCGCTGGTTTGTCTCTTGGAGCTGCGCGACGAGCTGGCGCGTCTGCTCGCCCTCCGCAGCCTCGGCTTGCTTCTTCATGAACTCGGCGTAGCCCTTCAGCGCGCCGAAGATATTGTCCATGTTCAGGCCGAGCTGGTCGACCAGCCCCATGGGCTTCTTGGTGACCGGGTCTATCGCGGTGCGCCACCCGTTGCGCTCGATGATGGCCGACTCGTCGCCCTCTTTCGCCGCCGAGGCGTTCTGCTGCTGCTGCGGCTCGATCTCGCGCATCATGTTGCGCAGGTTCATGACGAGCGACAGCGCCTGCTGCGCCGCCTCGACCGGGCCTGGCGGCGGCTGCGCCGGCTGCTGAGCTTGCTGCTGCGGCTGCGCCGGCTGCGCCGGCTGTTGCGGCTGCGGTGGCTGTTGCGACCACTGCTGCTGAACCCACTGTTGCTGCTGCCACGGGGGGAGCTGGAAAACCCAAGGCGGGATCTGTTGCACCCACGGTGGGAGCTGCATGGTCTGCTGCTGTGGGAACGGCTGCCCGATCTGCCCTTGCTGCCAGGGGGGCTGGCCCCACTGCCCTTGCTGTTGCTGCCAGGGGGGCTGGCCCCACTGCCCTTGCTGTTGCTGCCACGACTGCTGGGGCGCGCCGAACCCTGGCTGCGGCTGCTGGGCCGCTGCCCTAGCTTGCGCTTGCGCGGACTCCAACACCGAGGAGATCCGGTCCTCCAAGTCGTCGAGCTTCGCGCGCAGCATTTCGGCCTCTGGGTTGGGCGGCGGCGGCGGCGGCGGCGCTTGTGCAACCCCAGCCGCAGTAGGCTGCGCCGGGTGTTCGGAGGCCTGGGAGCTGCGCTTCGCGACGTCCGCCACCTGCTGTGCGAGCTGCCACATTTGCCACTGAAGCAACGTCCACTGCTCTCGCTCTTGCGCAGACTGTTGGGCAGGCGGCTGTCCCCACCCGCCTTGCCCCCACTGCTGCGGAAACTGCTGCGGCGGGAACTGCTGCGGCGGGAACTGCTGGGCCTGCGGCTGGCTCGGCGTCGGGACCGGCGGCTGAGCAGGCGCCGGGGCCGGGGGTGGTGGCTCGGGAGCTGCTGGCGCGGGCGCCGCAATATCCCGCGCGTAGCTCGCCAGCTTCTGTGTATCGTACGATGCAGGCCAGGGCTGGTGCATCCACGGGGGCATTCCGTTTCCGCCTTGTGCCCAGGGTGGCGGCTGCATCCAGGGCGGCATCTGTGCCCACCACGGTGGCTGCTGCTGCTGCTGCTGCGGCTGTTCCTGCCTCGTCGGTTCCTGTCGGGGAGGTTCGCCCATCATTCGCTCCTTCCAGCGGCGCTGCGCCTCGGGGTTCGCGGCCTTGACGATCTGGTCCTGCGCTCGAACGATGATGGGGCCGTCGTGGATCTTCCACTCGAAACTTGCTTCCTCGCCGTTCCAGTACCGCTCTTCGATATGCCGCGTTAGGTCGTCGTACTGGGGCACCGCCGCGAGCGGCAGGCTGAAGCAATGCGCCTCGATCGGCCTCACCTGCGTGACAACTACCTTGAGCGCGCCGCCGTAGGCGCGCATCACTGGGTTGTATCGCATCGCTCCGCGGTTCTTCCACGACACGCGCGGCTTGCCGGCTTGCTTCTGAGCGATCACCGACGCGGCGATCTCGCTCTCGCGCTTGGAGTCTTCGTCGAAGTACTCGGGCGTGTCCTGCTCGTCCTGCACCTCGTCGTCTTCGTCGTCGTCACGCTTCGCCATGCGAACCTCTTGTCATGGGGGTGTGGGGCAAGGATCTTGATCCCGAATGATCTCGACCTCCTTGCAGGTCGCCGCGGAACCAACCGCGATGCTCCCGGTGAACGTGTCGCGCAGCACGGCCTCTTGCTGGCTTTCGAGCGGGTAGTACGCGAAGAACTCGGGCAGCAGCTCGACGCACAGGGTGCGGACAACAAGCCTCGGAGGCCCTGCCTCGGTCTGCGTCGCATCGGTGTGCGTGATGATCCCTGTCAGCTCCGCGGCCTGCACCGCCTTGCCCAGGTCCACGTTCTGCACGCGCTGAAGGGCCTGCGCGTCCGTCGCGTACTCGATCTCGAACTTGTGGTGGATGCGTGCGAACTCAGCCATGACGTTGTCTCCTCCTCGCGACCTCGCCCAAGACGTGGAGGCCGAACTCAGCCGCCTTGCCCCAGTCGATGTTCAGGCCGCGTCCAGCTCGTAGCATGGCCGAGATCGCGCTCGCGAGCGATTCCGGCACGACCTCGTTGTCCTCGGCGTTCGCGACCGGGCTCACCCTTTTCGCTTGGATTTGCACTTCCCAGGCGTCTGTGACGCCGCGCCTAGCAGCGACGACAAGGTACACATCGTGCCCGGGTAGTGCGCGCTCGATGGCTCGCCAGAATCCTTTGCTCCGCATAGCTTCGCTCGCAGTTCCTGTTCTTGGATCGCGAGGCGCATCACCGCCTCTTCGATGATCGCACCCAGCGACGCCCCCCCGCGGCACGACTGGAGCTCCACCAGCACCTCCTTGCAGCGGTCGCTGATCGTGATGCTGGTGTGGTTCCTGCGGGGCTTGCCACCCGCAGGCTTCACGGCTCGGCCTGCTGCGCCTGGGCGGGCTGCTCTGGCTCGTCCTGTTGCTCGGGCTGAGCCTCGGGTTCCTGCGGCTTCAGGTCGGGCTGGTCGTCCTCGGGCTCCGTCGAACCGAGCTTGAGGATCTCGCGGGCGATCTCGTTCTCGTTGACGAAGCTGTCCTCGCGCACGACGTGGTCGCGCTGGATCTCCGTCACGATGTTCACGCCCGAGGCCGCGTAGGGAGATCCAGGCATGCCCTTGCTGATGACCCAGTAGACCTCGTCGCCCTGCTCACGGACGAACGAGGTGATCGCCGTGATGAAAACAGGCTCTTGCGGGTCTTTGTCGGTCGCGGTGGGAAGGGGCTGCTGCACGCGGTACAGCTTGCCCTCGCGTGTGGTGATTTGTGCGATCTGGCGCCCTAGCTCGATCTGCTCGCTCATGAGGGCATGAGACACCAACGGCACATTCGGTGTCAAGCATGTGGAAACGTGTGCCGGATTAGGCAACGTTTTCCGCCGCTTACTCCCCGATGGCGCTCGCTCCCGACCACATTGCGGCCAGGTCTTCCGGGCTGGCGAACTGTTCTTGCCTCTCGCGGGGCTTGCGACGCTGGACGCGGAACGGAGTGCCTAGCTCGGTGAGCGTCGTGTTGGCGGTCCACAGGCACCAGCCGGTCTGGGCGACGAATCCCTCGCGCTTCGCCAGCTTGCGCAACCAGAAGTCGATCACCTTCGACCTCACCTCGTCCTGAGCACTCTCCCCAAGCGACTTTTCCTGCACCTCGACCCGAGCAAGGTCGTCGGCTCGCAGCCACAGGGTGAGCGCGGCCTGGAGGTCGCGCTGCGTGTGGACGTAGTGCTTGCCGTGCACCTCGATGAAGATCTCGTCGTACTTGGCAAGCACGCTCTCGACCATCTCCCTTTCCAGAGCCTGGAAAGAGGGAGTGCGCGGAGCGCGATCCTTCATCTCTTCATTGGATCTCTTCCTTAAAGAGGTGGCCAGTGCAGGAATTTTCACCTCCCTCCTGAAGTCTGGATCAGGTGGGGTGGTTTTTGACCCACGGTCAACCGAGGGGGTAACTTGCCGTTTTTTGTTGGTGTTTCGCTTGCCGCGACCCTCTTGCAGGTGGCACCTGAAGTCTGCTTCAGGTGGTTGCGCGTTCAGGTGCTTGCGGGTTTTAGCAACGAATCCGGTCGGTTCGGTCCCCGTTGGCTCGAGCGGAACCTCGGTCGGGCCGCTGCCGGCGCCGTCCAGGTTGGCGTCGCCTGGCTCGCTCGGGAGCGGCCCGCTGTGCATCCACTCGTGCTCCAAGAAGTAGTACAGGCTCGACCTGCCCTCGGCCTTGCGGTCCACCACCTCGATGAGCCCAGCCTCGCGCAGCTTGCGGATCGACGCGAAGATGGTGCGCTCGCTCACGGCTAGGTCGTCGGCCAGACGAGCCACCGAAGGGTAGGCGTAGCCGTGCCGACCGGCGTACTGGCAGAGCCTGGCGTACAGGATCTTCTCGTTTGGTGTAAGCTCTGGCTTTGACAGCAGCCAATTTGGGAGGAACGCTCCCGTCCAGAGCCGATACGGATTGATTGCCCCGCGGGGCGCTTGCCTCGACATGATCGGTTCCCCTTCGACGCCCCGCCGAGCCACGACGGGGCGCCGCTCTTTCAGCCCCGGGCTGCGCTACAACTCCCCCGCCTCCGCGAAGCTGAAGTATCCCTCCTCGGTCACGATGACGTGATCGACTACGGGAATGTCTAGCAGGTCACCGGCAGCGACGATCGACCGGGTCACAGCTCGGTCAGCGCTCGACGGCCTGAGTGATCCCGCCGGGTGGTTGTGTGCCACGATCACCTTGGCGGCTCCGAGAACAATCGCCGCCCTGAAGATCTCGCGCGGGTAGATCGGTGTGGAGTTGACCGCGCCTCTCGCGACTTCCTCCACCCCGCGCGCCCTCATTCTGGCGTCCAACGCGAACACGTAGAACGATTCCTGATCGTTCTCCGCAGCGCGCAGTCGCAGCGTCTCCCATACCTCACGCGGCCCGATGATCGGGCCGTCCGACGTGGCAGCTCGCAAGGCCGACACGTCTCGGCAAACCTTCACCCATCCGTTGGCCGACGTGGTGCAGTGCTTACTCACGGTATGACCTCGCGAACTTCCAGATCAGGTCTGCCCACTGCTTGTATCCCGATGCGGTCATGTGGATGCCGTCCGACGCCTTGGGCACTTGCAGCGTCGAGCTGTCCATGATGATCACGCGAGCTTCGGCAACGGCCTGGCTCGCGCGAATCATTGCGCGCACCTCGTTGACGTGCGGGAGCGGCGCGTTCGGGGGCTCGACCCACAGCACGCGCGTGGCTGCCGCCAGCCGGCGGACGAGCCGGTCGAGTTGGTCGCGTTCGGACGTCGGATCTTCCATCGCGGCGTCGTTGGTCCCGAGCACGACGATCACGAGCTGGAGGCCTTCGTTGTCGATGGGCGCGTTGGCGATGATTGAGGACCACTGGGCGATGCGCGTGCCCCCCCTCGCGTCGGAGTACAAGGAAAATCCGTCGCGCGCCGCTAGTTCGGTCAGCGGCTTTGTAAGCCCCACGGCGAGCGAGTCGCCAATGAGCCCGACGCGCCCCGGAGGGGTGAGGATCGGCTTGCGGTTGCGGTGCCTGACGAGCGCCCATGCAGCGACACCGAGGGCGACGCCGGCCCCGAGGATCGCTGCGATTCGACCCTTGCTTTCCACGCGCCGATCCTACCCCTCGCTGGGTGCGTTACTCAAGGGCACATAGGCGTCTCGCACCCTGGACGGCCAACGCTCGGACACGTCCGCGGACAGGCCGAGCCTGCGAACGGCCCTAAGCAGCGTGGTCTTGTGGACGCCCAGGCGCTGGGCGGCTGCGCTCGTGTTGCCTTGGCACTCTTCGTAGGCCCGCAGGATCTCCCGTCGCGCCTCGTCGTCGTCGCGCCCCCTCGACAGCGTGTTGTAGCCCGACCGCTTGGCTGCCATCACTCCTCCATGCCGATGTCGTGCAGCGCGCCCTTTGCGTTCGCCGCAAGCTCGTCGATCTGCACGCCGAGCAGGCTGAAGGCGTCCACCGCAGACCGCAGCTCGCTGCTGATTTCTTCCGAAGGGCGCAAACGTCCCCGCGCGATCTCCAGCGCGTTTGATAGCCCCAACGCAATGGCGTAGCTCTTCGTCCACCCGAACACGCCGCCCAGGCGCTCCAGCTCGCGCGCCATCGCGCCGCACTGGGCAGGGGCGCCGCGCTGGGATGCGTCTCGGAACCGCTCCAGCGCTTCGACCTTGTCCTGCCCCAGTTGCTCGACCAAACGATCCCTCAGTGCCATGCTGTGCTCTCCCTTCGTTGACAGACGCAATGCAACGGGTAGCATTACTTGCGCCCGTCGTCCACGGGCGAGCGAAGGATCAAGGCCCTCGGTTGTTCGACCTTGTCGAAAACCGGGTGTAGTACGCGCAGACAGCGCGCACACAACGCGCACACAACACGGGAACTACGGGGAAGGTCTGGGGTAATGTCAGCAGAAATGTTGCCGGTTTGCGGGGACGGCTCGCGCGCTCTGCTTGAGCTGGCTCGCGCGCTCGCAAGCGAGGCCCGCGCTCCCAACACGCGGCGCTCCTACGACTCGGCGCTCCGCTGCTTCGCCTTGTTCTGCGAACAGCACTCGTTGGTGCAAGAGCCGCAGCCGGCGCAGGTCTGCGCGTTCGTTGCTTGGCTTGCGGAACAAGGGCGATCGGTCGCGACAGTTGAGCGGGCGATGGCGGCGCTCGCGCACGCAGCAACGCAACAAGGCCTTGCAGCGCCCGCGAGCCATCCAGCCGTGTCCGAGGTTCTGGAGGGCGTGCGGCGCGTCCTGGGGCGTGCTCAGGACCGCAAGGCGGCGGTCCTGGTCACGGACCTGCGGGCCATGAGCGAGGCGCTGGGCGAAGGCCTTGCGGCAACCAGGGACCGGGCGGTGCTCGTGCTGGGGTTCGCGGCGGCGCTGCGTCGCGCCGAGCTGGTCGCGCTCGACGTGGGCGACCTCCAGTTTGTCGAGCAGGGCGTGATCGTCACGCTGCGCCGCTCCAAGACCGACCAGCACGCAGAAGGCACGGTCAAGGCCGTCCCCCGGGGCTTGAACGCCCCGACCTGCGCTGTGCGGTGCGTCGAGGCCTGGCTGGGGGCAGCCCGGCTCGACGAAGGCCCCCTGTTCCGCCGCATCGGCGCGGGAGGCAAGGTGCTACGCCAGCGCATGAGCGACCGGGCCGTGGCTCGCCTGGTCAAGCGCGCCTGCGCGAACGTCGGGCTCGACCCGAAGCGCTACGCCGGCCACTCCCTGCGTGCCGGCCTGGCGACCGAGGCCGCACGCAGGGGCAAGAGCGACTGGTCAATCATGCGGCAGACCGGGCACACCAACCCGGCGACGCTCGCGAAGTACGTGAGGGAGGCAAGGCTGTGGGAGGACAACGCGGCAGACGACCTGGGCCTGTGACGCCGATCGTGGGCGACGACCTGCTGCTCGGAACGAGGGTGGAGGCCTGGGCCGACCAGCAAGCCGTGGACATGGTGCTCATGCAGCGCGCGCTGCGGTTGTTCCCGAGGGCGCAGGTGCCAGGGTTCATGCTGGCCTGGTGCCATGCGATAGGCCACGATCCGGTGGCGCAGGGAGGTGATCATGGGGCGAAAAGGGGATGAGTACCGCGTGGACCTCGTCGGGTTCGACGTCGAGACGACCGGGCTCAGGCCGGGCGATCGAGTCGTGCAGATCGGCGTTGTGGGATACAAGCTCGACGGCACGGCGCGATGGAGGTGGGAACGGCTGCTGAACCCTGGGACGATCGACTGGGGCGACCCGGGCACCGCGGAAGCGTGCCGGGTCAACGGCGTGACGCCTGCCTGCCTCGTCGGCGCCCCCTCGTTCTGCGAGGTCGCAGGCGAGGTCGTCAGCCTGCTTGCGTGCGCTCCGCGCGTTTGCTCGCACAACCTCACGTTCGATCTGTACTGCCTGGTGGGCGAGCTGTGCCGGGGCGGCGCGCAGGTCGAGCTCCCTTTCAACTCGGCCTGGTGCACGATGATCCTCGACTACGGCAGGGCGCTGGAGCGGTGGGGCGAAGCGGCAGACAGCCTGAGCTACTCGCTGGCTGCCTGCTGCGCGCGGCGCTCGATCCCGATCAGGCCCGTGCTCGCCGTGGGGTTGCATGACGGGTTGCACACCGCGGCGTTCGACGCGGACTGCGCAGCGAAGCTGTGGCTCGATATTGCGTCGGAGCGCGAACCAACGCGCGAGGAGCTGCTGCGCGCGTCCGTCGCGTGGCGCCAGCGGCTCGAGCGAAAGCGTGCCGAAAGGAAGCGCCAACAGACAGTCGCAACAACCTAGCGAGCCGTGGTAGCCTCGGGGCATGCAGAACGTCGAACAACGGTGGGATGGTTCGGTGGGCGCCTGCCCGCCGCGAATGGCGTGGGCTACTTGCTACCGATGCGGGCGACCGGGATGCCCCGGCGACTGCCCGGCGGACTCGCTCAGCGGCGTTGCCGGGTGCGGGAGCTGCGGCCTCGGGGCCGTGGGCCTCGGGCCGATGCCGATCGGGCTCGGAATGGTGGGTCAGGCGACAACCGGCACGGGCGAGGGCATCCCTGCGATGACCGAGCAGCAGCGCGCGATCGTGTGCGAGCAAGCGAAACGCTTTGGCCGCGGGTACGCGGTCGAGGGCAAGTACGCGGACGCGGAAGGCGCGTGGAACTCCATGTTCGACCTGGCCGCGCAGAGCCTGCCCGCCGACATGCTGCCCCGCCTCGAAGCCCTCAAGAACCACCCCGAGGTCGCCAAGATCAAGGCGTGCTTCGTCGCTGGGTTCGACGAGCAGAAGGGCTCGTTCTACAGCCAGCCAGCCGGCAAGAAGGGCCTCATGTGGGGCGCGATCGGCGGCTTGGTCGTCGGCGGCGTGGTGACGTGGCTGATCGTTCGGTAGCCCGCGGTTGGTTGCCCCTCCAGCTTGTGCTCGCGGTCGAGCCGGCGGCAGAGCTGCTGGGCGTGTCCGCCGTCGCCCGCGGCGATGGGTTCGTCCGCGTGTACGAGCGAGCAGGCAAGCCCCGCAACGTGCCCGAGGCCTGGAAGCGCAAGCGCTTCGGTTTCGTCTCACGTCACATGGCGCAGGCGCTTGCGCGCGCCGAGCCGTTCTGGGTCAACGGGCACCCGACGCGCCGGCACCTCGCGCTCGTCATGTGGGCGTACAGCCCGACGCCGGGACGGTTGCGGGCCTGGGCGAAAACGGTGACCGCGTAGCTTGGGGAGATCAGGCGTGACGACCAAGAAGAGCAAGGACACCTCCAAGGACCAGCGCGGTTACCTGGGCACCTACGATCCGAACAAGCCGCTTCGCATCGGGTTCAAGGGCTGGCGCGTGATACAGCCGCCGCCCCAACCGAGAGCAGAGCAGGATCGCGTCAGCTCTTGACAAGGCGCAGGTGCGTTCGGTGCGCCGCGTGCCACCTGGCGACTTGCCTCTGCGCCTGGGGCAACGCCTCGGCTCCCCCGCATCCGGCGAAGATCACCTCGCTGTCGGACGAGGGGTAGTGCGGGGCGATCGGTTCCCCCTCGCTGAGCGTCACGATCTTGGCGCTCTTCGTCCTGTTGTCCCAGAACGCGAAGACGTGCCCGTCGCATAGCGCGTGCGTGCCGGCGTAAGCCATTCAGCCCTCCAGCGACCAGATCGAGTCTCGGATGATCCCGTCGAGCGTGACGCCCACCAGCGCAAGGATGCGTTCTCGCTCTTGCGGGCTCGGCGCGTAGGCGACGACCTCGCCTATTGCTTCCCGCAAGCGATGTCTGGAGGGCTCGCACGGGTACTCGATGAACCCGAGCAGCCTTGTGCTGTCGAAGCGGTGCGCCGACTCGTTCACCCGGTCGCCCTCGTTGCCGCCGATCGCGGTGTACCCGCTGGGCGTGATCCCGCTCACGCGATTGACGTGCCGCCACCAGGAAGTCTCGGGCTTGCCGGCCTGGGACCGATCGTAGATCGCAAGGTCGCCCAGCTCGGGGAGCCACTCGCCGGAACGAACCAGCGCCGCGGGTCGCCAACGGCCCGTCCACGGTCCCGCCGGATCGACGGCGTCCGCGACGGCCTCGACGACGCCCGCGCGATAGCCGTGCGCGGGCAGCTCACCGTCGAGCATCGCTTGGTGCATGCACCACGACGCAAATGCCATGCACCAGTTGGAGGCCTTGAGCCCGAGGAGCTGCTCGGTCCCATGCCGCCGGCACGGCGCAAGGTACTCCAGCACGCGCGGCCCGGTGTTCGATCCGAACGGGTGCTCGCGCACGCCGGCCAGCAGTTCTGCCCGGGCGACGGCAAGCGCTCGCTCGCCCAGGGTGCCGGTCACAACGCCTCGCTCACGTCGATCCCGGCGCGGAGCTGTCCCGTTTCGACGAGCCAGCGCGACACCCAGCCGACTAGCACCGCGGCCTCGGGGAGCTGATAGCCGCCTGACACCACGTCGAGGCGCTTGGGGTCGATGTGCACGGACCTGGCACTCGCGAAGTTGAAGTTGCCGCGCCCTCCGTTGTCGATGTCGTAGTAGATCGACTGGGGCTTGAACCAAAGCCGCAAGCGGCGGCTCGGGTCGGTGGCGTGCGGGATCTTCAGCCCGCGTTTCACCTCCCAGCCCATCTTGTCGAGGCCTTCGAGCACCGCGGCTTGAATCTGCGCGTAGGTTCGTTGCTTGGGCATGCTCGCCTCAGAACGGATTAGACCAGTTGTGGTACTGCTGCGCGGTGATGAGCCCGTCCTTCTGGAGCGCGTCGGTGTAGTTGTTCCACGCCTCGGCCCGCGCAACGCGATCGATCCTACCCCAGCGCTCGTACTGCGCCTGGACGTGCGGCAGCACGTACTCGCGGAACTGGGCGAGCGCCTCGGCTTTGGTCATGCGACCGCGGCGACCTTCCTCCGCGAAGCGTCCCTTCTGGCCTGGCGAGCGGCGCACGAGGTAGCGCCCCTGGTCGTCCATCGCAACGCTGGTTGCCTCCTCGATCGCGTCTGCCGTCTCGGGGTCGGGCGCCCATTCGGGCGTGTCGTCGCCGCGGTTGTGCGTCGTGTAGTAGCTGCCGAACCCCACCGCAGAGCTTGCGGCGGCGTCGTAGGCGTCGGGGCTGTCCGCCGCCTTGTATCCCCCGGGCACACCGAGGTCGGAGAAGTGCCACACCTTGCCGTGCGCGCTGATCGTTCCCTTGTACTGGTCGTGCGTGCCTCGCGTGCCGTAGTACTCGATGTCCACGACCGCGTCCCCGATGTACCTGCGTGCCATGCTGGCCTCCTACTACCACATGACGCCAGAGCGCGGCAGCGCCCCGGTGTCGAGGAAGTACTGAATGTCGTGCCGAGCGTCCGCTGCGAAGTCTGCCCAGCGGGCGTGGCCATGAGTGCCGACGATGCTCATGAAGTAGGAGCGGTTCGGCGTTCGCTTGACCACGAGTGTCTTGCCGTGTGCGCTGTACTGCACCTGCTGCCCTTGCTTGCGCGGCAGACGCAATCCCTCGCCAGCAAAGTAAGGCTCGATCGTCTCGCGCAGCGCGATCTCCTCGAACCGGATCGCGTCGCCCGCGTCCACTGCATGCCAAGCCTTCACGATCTTCCGGTCCCCAGGCCTGCCGTGCCAGACCTCTTCGGTGAGCTCGACGAACCAGCCGTGCGGGTCATGATGGGAAAGCTCGTAGCGCCTTCTCCTGCCCGGCGGTCCAAACGCGGCGAACACCGCTTGCCCGACGGTGCGTCGGTCGAGCGACTGGCCCTCGTGGATCAGGCCCTCCTTCTGCGCAACGTAGGTTGCGGCCCCACCCGCTACCCCGCCCAACAAGAACCACAGGAAACTCATGGCATCGACTCCTACGTGTACTCAATGAGGCCTGCGCGTTCCAACCGACGCAGCACGAGCGTCGTGTCGAAGCAGCTAAGCCCGGTTCGCTGGGCGATTGCGCCTTTCGAGGTCGCTCCCGCCCTGATCGCGTCGAGCACGGCCTCGTTCTCGTGGCGCGTGACCGCCATTTGCTGCCAGTGCGGCATCTTCGACCGCTCGGCCTGGGTAGGCCACTTGCGATCCTCGCGCAGCTCCCACACCTCCTCGACGTCCTCGAAGTAGCCGGGGTCTTCGGCTCTCGCTCCGAACTGAAACGTGAGCGGCACCATGCGTCCGCGATGGGGCCACGCTTGCCCGGGGTACCACGCGCCGACCGTGCCATCGGCGGTGTCGTACCATACGACGACGAGCGCCTCAGAGCTTGGGTGCTCCCAGTATTTGCGCCCGCCGACAGCGCCGAGGTCGGCGCGCGATCGCGACTCGAAGTCGAGTAGCACCGGGGCGACGTGCGTCATGGCTGCGCCTCGGCAATGCGCGCACGCGCGATCGCTACGTACTCGGGGTTGAGCTCGGCGCCGATGAAATCGCGCCCCTGTTGCAGCGCGGCAAGCGCGGTAGTGCCTGCGCCGGTGAACGGGTCGAGCACCACGCCGCCGGATTTGCATCCGGCGCGCACGCACAGCGACGCGAGCGTGATCGGCATCATCGCGAAGTGGGCGCATCTGGATGGGCGCGGGTTGAAGTGCCAAACGGAGCGGAGATTGGCGCCCGCGTCGGGGTCAGACTTGAAACCAACGCCGACCACGTGCAGCGACCCGTCGTTGCGCCCGCTGCTACGCGAATAGTCTTGCGCGCGCCCCTCGTTTTTTGCTGTATCGTATGCACGCGCTTGCGCGGGATGCAAACGCGCTTCCCGCACCGCATCCACGTCGTACCAGTACCGCGGCGATTTCGTCATTAGGAACACGTATTCATGCGCCTTCGTCGGGCGATCGCGCACGCTCTCAGGCATGCACGATCCGGCGCGCGTATCGCCGCTAAAGCCCTTTGCCCAAATGATATCCGCCCGCAGGTACCACCCAGCGGATTGGAGCGCGAACGCCACGCGCCATGGGATGCCTACGAGGTCTTTGGGTTTGAGATCGCCGAAGTCCTTGAACGCGGATAGCACTGTTCGACTCGCGGAAGGGTGCAGCGATCGCGGCCCAAGCACGCCTCTTCGGCCGTCCCTACTTTGCTGCGGTCCGCTTACTTTCAGCCCGCTAGTTGATGCGTAGCTATCCCCCAGATTCAGCCAAAGCGTGCCGTCGTCGGCGAGCACGCGATGCACTTCGGAGAATACCGCTACGAGCCGCGCAACGTACTCGTCCGGCGTAGTCTCGAGCCCGATTTGCCCCGCGACGCCGTAGTCGCGTAGGCCCCAATAGGGTGGTGACGTGACGCAGCATGCGATCGATTCGTCCGGCAGCGCGCGCAGCACGTCGAGTGCATCGCCCTGCACGATCAAC